GTCTGTATCAAAGTCTAAAGACTCTTGAGTGTACTCAGTAAAGAAGCCTTGCTTCACGATAGAACCAGTAATTTGCGTACGAGTCATACCAACACGGTTAACTCTACCACCATTCTCAGTCAATGCAGGAAGACGGTCAGCAATTACACCGATGTCTTTAGCAGAACCATAAATGTTACCAGAGTTCTTAAGAGCAACAACTGCACCAGTAGCAGCTAAAGCGTTAGCTGAAGTTGCATAGTAACCAGCAGTAGTAGATGAAGCAGCAGTCCAACCAGTACCACCAGTTACTTGCGTACCATCAATCTTCCATGCAGAGTACTTATCCTTAAGTACAATTAAACCAGCAGCATCTAAGCCTTGGTCATTATTGTTCAAGTCATCTAGTAAAGGCTGGTAAACGTCTTGTTTAATAGTCTTACCGTGATGCTTAGGCATTGCACGTACATCAGCCAAAGGCATGAAGTACTGTTTATCGCGTGTAGCGATTAGCGCTTTTTTGTAATAAAAGTCAGTGCGCGCTTGAGGACCGACAGGTGTTCCATATGTTAAAGCCATGATATTCTCCTATAAAGCTTTATTAAATTTAACCACTAGCCGCTATCTTCATAAACTCATCATCGGTCATCTTTAGATAATCCGGAGTAGACGAAGTTTTCTTGCTAGCAGTTTTCTTTGTAGATGCTGCTGCTTTCCGTTTCTGGTTAAGCTTTGCAGTATCTACTTCATTTGCTTTAGTCTGTGGTACAGATGCTTGAAGTTGTTGATTACCGTGTCCCTCATTGACTATAGCGCCCTGATGTTGGAGGTATTCTGCCACTTGTCTATAAGCTACTACGTCAGGTACATTAGCTAATCTACCTACCGCACGCTCAGAGTCAATGATTGACTGAACCTTATCATAGACACCGTTATAAACGTGGTCATTGATAATTCCGATAATCTCAGGATTTTCAGTTATTACCTTCTTACTTTCGTTATCCCATTCTTTAGATAAAACATTTAATGTCTTGTCAAAAGATGGCGAATCTTTAATACCGTCTAACGCCTGATTTATCTTAAACTCCGTATCAGATACTCCGTAGTCTGTAGGTTTATAATCTACTTCCTCATCAGTATCTATATCTAACGGGTCAATGCCACTATCTTTAATAAGTTTAGCAATTGCTTGAGGGTTTTTCTTAGATAAGTCAATTAAGTTATTCAACTTTGCAGTATCTAACAAACCTTCTTTTTCTAACATGCTAACAATCTTTAGATTCGGATTTAACGCCTGCATCTTCTGATTATAGTCAGCACCCTTTTGCATTAACGAAATAGCATCATCGACAGTGTCGACTTGCATCATTCGCTTGCTAGCCTTAAACGGTGACATAATCCGTTTATATGCACCCTCAAAATCTACTCCAGATGACTCTTGAGTATCCTCAAGTGTATCATCTGTTTCGGTATTTGCAGTTACATCTGTATCCTGAGACTCTGTGGAGTTATCATCATTAGTTGTTTCATCCTCTGCTAGAGTATCCTCTAACGGGTCGGCTACTTCATCTACTGAATCATCTGCGTCAGATTCATCGGTGTTACTTTCAGCTACTACTTCTTCAGTAGTACCCTCATTCGATTCTGCTTCAAGAGTTTGCTCTCCGTCTGCTTCATCAATCTGGTTAGTTTCTTGAGCTTCTAGTTCTTGGTCTAGTTCTTCCTCAAGCATACTTAAATCTTGTTTTAGGAATTCCTCATCTGTCATTCCCAGTGCGTTATCTAATGCCATTATGCTAAGCCCTCCTGAATAAGCGTTGCTTTAGTTTCTTCATCTTCAGCAAGCTGTTGTTCAGATTGAACTCCTCTTGACAATACACTATCGAAAAACTTCGCTAGTGCACCGATACCATAAATCATCTTATCGATAACTATTTGCTGCTCTTCAGTTAAGTTAGAGCTTTTAGCCATAACTAGTCTCGCAGCTTCTTCCTTAAAGTAATACTCAATGATTACTTTTTTAAATTCTTTATTATTCTGTAGCTTAACCATACTATTCTTAACATCTACAAAATGTTTTGAATCTACCATATTACTTTCTAATACTTCTATTTGCTCTTCATTGTTCATCGTGTGTCCTCAAAATGAGATTAAACAAAGTAAAGTTACTTTAACCGGATTATATCACGGTTTTTTAAACATTACCCTCCATTTAACACAGGGTCGTTAATAAGCGCGTCTGCAAACTTATTATCCATCCCGTGTCCTTGGTCAACCTTCTTCATGTTTTCCTCATGCTGGCGACCTACACCAGACTCTTGCTCCACGAAGTTAAGGTCTTCCAAGTCAGACTTACTATTAAGATTTCTATTCTTAGCCATCTCAGTAGCAGTCTTAGCCTTCTTGTATTCAACATCTACAGTATTCTCAGCAGCTTTAGCTTGTTCATTAGCTATCTGTGCTTGTAGTAGTTGCATCTCAAGTTGTGCTTTCTGTTCAGCCATCGGATTAGGTTGTGGCTGGTATTCTTTAATTTGTTTAGATAACTCTGGCATCTTACGTAAACGTGCAATGTCCGATAATATCATCTGTGACATCGCTGGGTCCATGTTATTACCCATAGTTTGTAACATGAATGATAACTCTTGAGCTTTCTCATTATCTGCTTCAGCAGTAGATATGTTTAGTTTGATGTCGTAATTGCCACCTAAGTCTTCACGGTTGATAGCAACGAACTCTTCGTTTGTGACTCGGATAATCTCTTGGTCAGATAAAAACTCTGCATTCATAGAGATAACCTTTCTACCTATCTGGTTAATACCATTAGCTAATCTACGTAAGATACCTAGTTCACGCTTAGATGAAGCATCTAATGCTGACCTAATTCCAGTAGCTGTAGAACCTAATGCTTGGCCTGTGATACCCTGACTGAATGCTTTAACACCTGTAAGAGACTCAGCTTCATTATTTTGAAGGTTAAGCATATTCAAGGCACTACCAGGAATCTCTGGATAAACTTCCATGTGGAAAGCTTGTCTAGGGTCTACATTAGAATTAAACTTGTAATCAGCACCTTGTTCAAACTTACGTGCGTTAGTAACGTCTAGAGCGTCCTTACGGATACCCATCTGACCGTTAGCACTTCTACCGATGATATCAATCATACCACGAGTTACAGCACCTACAATCTTCTGGTTGTCCTCTAATAATGCACCATCCGGTTCACCATATATGGATTTACGTCTAGGTAGGTATTGTATTGCTACAAATGGTAACTTCTTATCTGGGAATGGGTTCTCATCCATTCTGATTAACGTATTACCTACCCATGAAGCTACAAAAGGTTCTACTTCACCTGTACCATTAATATCCCAGAAACCCCAGTATTCATAAACTACAATCTTTTTACGTGCGTCATCTTTAAACTTAAAACTACTGTCATCACCTGCCTCAAAATCAGGCTCATTAAGTGGACTACTGTTATCTAAAGACACATGTTTTAAATTATCATATCTACCGTCTTTCTTAAGCTGAGACATCGATGTTTCAAAGCTATAAATTATGAACTCTGCACTATTTAAGTCACCTTGACAAGTTGGGTCAATAACTACATTATTGTAATCACATACCTCTAACTCAGGTTGATTCTTAAGAATTTTAATTTGTTCTTCTATATGTGAGCCAACTTGTACAGGCATTACAGGTGTACCTTGCTGCATTGTTAATAGATGCGCTTGTTGTACTTCTGGTGGTACTTCCTGCTGAAATTTCTCAGGACTCTCCTGCATCATAGCATGCAACTGTTGGTGAACTTCTCCCGATTCAGGAGCAGCTTTGAATTCAAAATCAGGGACTTCTACATCTACTTCTTCATCCTTATACTCCCATCCGATTCTTACGACAGCTGTACCTTCATCTACAGCAGTACGGATAAATTCATCTATAAACTTTACTTTATCTATCTTAGTATTTATCTGGTGGTTAAGTACTAATCCACTCTGATATGCAGCTGCCTTATCTTC